ACAAAATCACTCTGTCAATTTCCCCACGCACCGATGTACTTTAACGAATAGTTACAAAATGTATATACAAATATATAAATACTACATTGGCATTATGCACAAATATAAATAGTAATTTTTTGTGTAGTTGTACTATTGTAATGTTATTCAATCTGTACTACTATAATACTGTGCTTAGGCACAAGGAGTTACATATATCACATAAACAATATAAGAAAAGAGGTATAAAAATGATTAATGAAAAAAGAGTTAAAGAGTTATTTGCAAAGAGAAATTCAAGTAGAGTTAAGATTATAAACTGTAAATATATTTATAGTAGATATCTAGATGAAATGATACCATACTATGTACAGTATTCAGGGGAAGTATATGTATGGAATGAGGAAGATTTAGTGTATTATAATATATCAAGAAGTGAGTGTATATCTCTTGATTTTGTATTGGAAAACGTGGGAATGTAAGAAAGGAGGTTAACAATGCAAATTATCAGAAAAAATAATATGAAATTTTCAGATTTGAAATACGGTGATGTTTTTATTTGGGAGAATGAATGTCTTGCCATTAAAATGTTTGATAATGCATCTCATAATAATGCACTAAGTTTAAACACTTATCAGACACTGACTTTAGATGAAAATTTAGATGTGGTAAGAATGAGGTATAAAATGATAATTGAATAAGGAGGAAACTAATATGAATACAATATTTTATATCAAGAATGGAAAAAAGACGAACAAAATTAAGCCTAAGTATATGTATAGCTTAGACAAACTCAATAAAGCTATAAGCTACGGAAGTACAATAGTTAGATTTGATGATTTGCAGAAATGGTACAAAAGCAAAAAGCATTGGAATTTAATTACTAAGGATAGAGATAGGCTCGAAACAGTATTGAATGAATTTGGATTCTATTATAGCTGTGGATTCACGTCAGAGGGTGCAGAAAGTTTTTATATAGAATTAGACTTAACTAAAACACAAAATCAAAGAGCAGTAAAAATCTTTCAGGATTTTTATATAAATTTATAATTATTACGCTGGTCTATCGGCACGACGGGAAGAAAGAGGTTATTATGAAAATTAAAGCAACAGTTTATCCTAACAAGGAAAGCAACACTAATTTAAAGGCTATGGTAATTCTTGTAGTTGAAGATTGTTTAGTAATTAATTCGGTCAAAATTGTAGAGGGAAAAAAAGGACTATTTGTGTCTATGCCCCAGTACAGAGATAAAAACGGAGACTATAAAGATATAGTTTATCCGATCTCAAAGGAAAAACGAAACAGCTTAACAGCTCTCATATTAGCTGAATACGAAAAAGTGGCAGGTACTGAAGATAGTACTACAAGTATTTAAATATGAATAAATATGATATTGACCACAATTTACATATTAATACTGGGATTGAATTTACAAGGGTAGCTATAGAACTTGGCTACCCTATACAGTCAATCATTAAAGAGTTGAGAGAGCCAACTGAGTACAATATTAAGTTAGAAAATTTGAGAATTGCAGATAAAACAGTAACAGGCTACGCCTTACTAACGGATATAGAAGATATTGAGAAAGCTGTAGTCAGTAGAGGTACATCTGAGAACAGATATACAGCAGAGAAACTTATAAGAATATTAAGCAAGTATACAGATTATTAATAGGAGGTATAAATTATGTATAAAAGATTAGCAAAATCATACAGTTATGTTGGCACACGAAAGTTAGAAGATATTAAAGGAATAGTAATACATTGGACTTCAGGAAGTTTTGACACTGCAAAAAATAACGTGGATTTTTTCGCTACGTCAAATACACGATATGCAGGTGCTCATTATTTCACCGATAAAAAAGGATATGCGGGTCGTTCGCTACCCCTTAAATATATTGCAAATTCTGTAGGTGGTGGTGTAATGGGTGACGGTGGAAAAAAGTATTATAATATTCTTAATAATACGAATACAGTATCTATTGAACTTTGTTCTTCAACCCATAAAGAGCCATATAGCCGAAAGCAAATAAAACGAACTAAAAAATTAATTAAATACATTAGACGTAAATGTCCAAATATTAGATATATCGCTAGGCATTATGACATCAATGGAAAGTGCTGTCCTGCAACTTTAATTACTCCAGCTAGGTGGAAACAGTTCGTTAAAGATGTCGGATGTACAGATTTAAAGTATACTTTATAAGAATTTTTTAACCCTGACTAAATATTTAGTCAGGGTATTTTTTTATCTCATTCGTGGAAAAACAAACGGACAAAACCTTTGGTTATATCTAAATTGAATAGGTGGAATAGGTTCAGGCAAAGGTGGATTTTCTAAGTCAGCTCTCGCATAATACTGCCATTTATCAGCATAATAACTTCGAATACTGATTTGCTCGGCAGGCGGTAAGGTATCGTTGTGAGCGCCTACTAACTTTGTTGCTCCTGATGAATCAGATTCAAAAACAACTTCCGTGTGACCCTCTCCGTCAATATTATAAAATAATATATCGCCCCTTATTAAATTAGCTTTAGACTTAAATCTTTTTACTTTAAATCCTAAGTTTTCAAGTTCGGATTTTTGATTTGCAGTTGTAAATTGAGTTCTTAAATCATACCCCCCACCATTATGCAATCCAAACGATACAAAGCTACTACAATCAAAGTAATATCCATCATATGTCCATGGAACTCCATGACCTGCACCCAGTTTGTATAAATATTTATTGTTGTTTGCGATAGCTTCACACCATTTTAGAAATCCTGTTATACTAGTATCATCATCAACCAAATTAAAATCAAGTATATCATTCCATTCCTTACTTCCTATGTGTCCGTTAGAATCTCCGTTATATCGTTTTAAAATGTTTGCTTCTGACTGGTCGGCGGGTCGCTCGTAATTTTTAAGCCACGCACCAGTTAAATACAGTATACTCTCCGTACTTTTAATAAATTCTTTAAATGTGATAGGATAGTTACTTGTTTTAATCCATTGCAGATTGTTTTTTGCTTCGTAGTCTATTACTGAAAGCTGTGTAAACATAGTACTATAAGTATTATATCTCCCGATTGCTTTTGCTCTTTTTTGCAGATTGCTTTTTGGCGTCCATTGAACAAGTCCATAGCCTGAACCTCCTATCTCATTAAGCATAGGATTTACGGTTGATTCTGCTGAAATGTTTCCAAGAAGGGCACATATTGAGTTATTGCTCCACCCCAAATCGCTTAACTGTTTGCAGTATTTAAGAACGCATTTAGCATTAAATTTTTGTTGTTTTTCAGTCAGATAGCTACTACTTCCGTAGTAGCTCCCTGACTTATCCTTGTATATTTTAGCCATATTATTACCTCGCTATCTATGATTAGCTTCCTTATACTCATTATACTTATATACATAGTTTATTGAATGCCAAATAGTTGTTCCATTATCAAACATCTGTTTAATTACATTCATAGCGTCCTGGGGAATATTACCGATTAAATTAACGCCACTTGTTTTTATATAATTCCAATATGGGCGACTGTCGAATTTAGGAACTTTTATTTGATTTATTTTATATCCAAACATTGTAAAATAATCGTCAATCATTTTACAGTTTTCGGCAGTAATAGTTATAGTTTGTGCTTTAAATCCTATTTGCCCAACGGTAATATTCGCCACACCTGTAAAAGCTCCGTGGGGTACATCTGCTTTACTCTCTTGGTCTTTTAACGCTGAATCCATAGCGTTTTTTTGATTATAATAATTTATTCCTGTATCAACTGCACTTGTAACTGAACTAACAGCACCACCAACGTTTCCACTTGCAAGACCTCCAAGGAATCCCGCCCAGTTTTTTATGAATCCAATCTTAGTATTATTCTCCAAAGTTGAATACTGATTTGATATGCTGTTTTGGTTAGCCGCCATATAGCTTGCAAAGCTGTTAGTGACAAAAGGAAGTTCAACGTTAGTTTGTCCTTGTATTGAGTAATCAAGATTTTTAACAACTCCGTCATATTCGTTTAAATATCCGAAGCTAGTGTTTGCTTCTACACAAGGGAAGTAATAATAGAAATCAATCTTGCTTTTATCGTTTGAAAGTTCGAACTGACCTTTCATTGAATTACCATTATTATTCGTAAAATTAGCGAAGCAATATGGATATGTGAAGCATTTATTATTTATAGGTGAATAGCCGTCAATATTAGTAGGTCTGTTAACCTGATACTTTAACATTTCAGCCTGTTTTTTATTTATCCCTACATAATTTATAGGGTCTCCCGTATCTTCAAAGTAAGCTGTTTCCTTTATGTTGTCGGGGATTGCCGATTTGGGAACCATGTACAATCCGCTAACTCCGTCTAATTTATTTTTAAGTGTAAGCATACGTATTAGCACATTCATTACTTCCAAATCATCAGAAAAAATAATGCTAGTACTGTATTCATATTTAGACGGTTGACACGTGTTTGAAATGGCTGTTCCCCCTGAATGACCTGTTTGTAAAACTCCCGAAGTATCTGTACAAGCTAAACAAAAGTACATTCCCTTATCGTCACCATTCAGCACTACAGATTCTTTGATTTTATATTCGTCAATCGGTAACCCCTCATCAATAATGTAAGCTCCGTACGTATCAACTGGAACGTGTTCCCTTTCTACAAAGGAATCCTGAAAAGTGATTCTGTGACAATATGTCTGCCAATAATCATATTCATAATGAAGTATACAAGTAGTTAGATTGCTTTTCCATTCCACACTTGTAATGAATATAAAGTAAGTCTTATTCGCTTCTTCTATCATTCCGTAGTTGTATTTATTACCGTGATAGTAATTTATATCCAATCTTATTGTTTTTTCAGATTTATTGCAACTTGCCAAATTAGTTTTAATCACATCTTTGTATGAGTTAAAAGCATTTTTTTGCTCTGCTTCTGTTTTGTAATAAACTTGATTTGCGTAGTCATTTATGGGGAAGTTTTTGAAAAGTGTTAAATTCATCATATTATCACCTCACTTTAATATAGAACTGAACTAAAAAGATGTTCGCCCTCTATCCAGTCCATATACATATTCATTACATTAGTAGTCAATTCGAGATATTTGTGTAAAAGTTCTATAGCATTCCCCTCATATCCATTAGACACTTCATTATATAATGATTTGTTAGTTCCATTTTCGTTAGCGTTATCTGTAATATTACTATTGCTGTTAGTATCTCCTGTGCTATCGTCAATCATATTACTTGTATTAGTTCCCTGACTATTGTTAGCGTCAGTAATAAAGTTGCTTTTGGTACTAAAAAGATTATCAATTTCAACAGAGTTTGAGGGGGTATCACTGTGCAAATTAAAATCTTTACTGCTACTGTTGTTATGGCTATTACTATGATTTTTAGAACTGCTGTGATTTTCGGCAACGCTATTGCTGTTCCTATCAATATAGTGTACGGTATTAGTATTTGAATCACTTTCCCTGTGATACGTATTGAGGGGATTTAATTCATTTGCCTTAACTGTAACAAATCTAACGGCTCTATCCTGATACTTTTTCAACATTTTTCTAAATGCAATTTTAAAATCTAAAAACGTATCAAAATTTAATTCCCTATCGAAAAAAGTATCACAAAAAAATTCTATAAACTTATTCCATTCGTTAGAATCATCTGTATAAAAGTATTTCTTTTCAGAATCTAAAAATTTTTTAACTTTTTCGTATACATTTTCGTAATTGAAATTTTTATCATACATATTAACAAGGTCAATTAACTTTAACGTATAATTCGGATTATTCTTGTACATTCTTTTTTGCTCCTTTCTCAAATTCAAAAATGCCGTTAACTGTATCTATGATTTTACTATCAACATCTACTTCCCAATCTGTGCCAAATTTTTCATTAACGTTTGCAATAAACTCTTTTCTATTCTGAATCCTGTTAGAAAGTAAAGTGTTTTTAATATCATCATTACTGCTAATCTCACTAGTGATTAAACGTTCTTTTTTATTTGGATTAACTAAACTCGAAAGTCCTGTTACTGTTAAAAATTCATTTAAAATATCTCTAAGTCCATTATAGTAACTAGATATTGTTTCAGGGGTTGAAAAACTCAAGGTCTTAAAGTTTGTGTCTGGTCGATTTAGAGAAACAGTTACAGGATTTCCAACCGTATGATTATTGAACTGTGTTAGAACTTCGTTAAGGCTGTTTTTGTCTGGAACTTCTAACAAGGCTGACTTTCTACTTAATATGATAGCATTATCAATACTAACTTTAAGCTCAGCAATGCACTGGGCATACTGCCAAGCTAATACGCTATCGCTAACGCTTGTAATATTATAATTATATCCAATTACTGCGTTCTCTTTAGTAACTTGCTTTTCTGTTCCGTCGGGCATTATCGCCATAAAAGTGCTGTATTCATTCCAAGCATTTAACCTGCCAGTAGGATTTGCAGGAGCAACTATAAGATTGTCAGTTGAATCCTTAAACACACAAACGTAAGCTGAATTGAAAAAACTTTGGTCGATTCTACGTCTCAAAACACTATTGACATTTTCATAGTCGAATATTCCAGTTAAGATATTTGATAAAATGCCATACCATATATACTTCCAACGCTCTTTGTCATATAATGCTTGTTCTGTTCCGTTAGTAGGTTGAAGAACAAAAAACAAAAGGTCATTTATTTTCATATTTATACATTTCCTTTCTATAAATTAATAGGCTACTACTATGAAGTAGTAGCCTGATTTTTTTTACTGTAAAATTTCAAAATAAAATTCTACGTTCATTGTATCAGTTCCAACTGATAATTCGAAGTTTGACAGATATGTACTATCAAAAATAAAGTGTAATTTATAATTCGAATCGTCAGATGTTGAGTCAGCTAAAAATATTCCATAAGGTGCGTCTAATACAACATTAGAACTAAATAATGAACTAATAATATTAATTTCAAAATCAGAATCAATATTCGTTAGCTCTGATTTTGGAATGTTTACATAAATATCACCGTGAATATTAGCAATATACTTTCTATCTGCTACTGCAACATTATTAATAGCAAAGTTATTATTATCAGTTCCTGCATTTTTTGTTAAAATTGCAGTAGCTTTGTATTTTTTCTGTTTTTTTGTTTGATACGTTAGTGAACCGCTATCACCGATTTGATAATATCTTAATAAGTTAGAATCGTTTTCAACTTTAGTTACTCGATTTTTTAAAACTGATATGTCAGTTTTGTTATTTTCAATGTCAGTTTCATTTTTTGTAATTTTTTTTACAAGTGTAGCGTCGGTTACATATAAATCCTTGATTTTAGTATCGTGGTCGACTAATTCATTATTAATAGTATCAATATTACCATTAATAGTCTCAATATCACTTGTGTGTTCTGTGACCTGTGCAGAGATAGTTCCAAACGCTGTATCTATCTTATTATAGTTAGCGTTGGGAGTTCCATAATTTGGAAAGTCAGTTCCTGACCATAAATATAATTTCAAATTTTTTGTTTCTGCCATTTTTTATTTCTCCTTTTCTAATCTCTAAAAAATGTTTGAACTTTATTAAAGCTATTTAAATTAATTGTTTTACGTAATTTTTCAGGTAGAGAATTATAATAAAAGTATGATGAATCATCATAAGTATTACCTCGCCTAAAAAGTTTATACGTGGAATACAATATGTTATTAAGGTTAAAAAGAATACTATCCATAGTAAATTCTAATCCTGCATAGCTTCCTAAGTCGTTAGCCGTATGATGATTTACTGCATACTCTATGGAATTCCAATCAAAAGTATAAGCTAGGGCACTGAATGAGTTATCAACGCCATTCTTATTATATACAAATATTGATACAAGCTCACCAACTCCTGTTTTAACAACAACATCACTGTAAACATCAGAGAAGTTTGTCAATTTAAACAAAATCCCTGCACCCTCGATTTTAACGTCGGCAGTTTTTCCGTTAACTGTAATTTCTCCGAAATCGGCAGTATGAAATGATACATATATTCCTGCTCCGTCAGTATCTGACCTTATATTAACTATTTCTTGCACGAGCGAACTGCTCCAAGTTCCTTTATATGTATTACTATATTCAGGTATTCCTGATATTATAAAGCTATGCTGTGTCCAATCTAGCCTTGCCGCTGTGGTAAGTGAATCATAGTTATAGCGTTGTAATCTAGTTTTGATTTCTTCAATATCTTCCCAAGTAAAGCTAAATCCCGACTTTTGAACAATTCGCATAATATCTCGCATACATTCTTCATTTGTTTTTAGATTTCCGTCTACAGGGGAAAAACTAGCAATACTTTTACTTGCTAATTCTTCTAACTTCTGATTTAATTCAGCTATTAGAGTTTTAACAGCTAATATTTGCTTGTCAGTGTAATCTCTGTCGCTTTTACTTGTATCGCTAATTAGCGTTTTAAGTTCTGCTTTAGCTTCGTTCAACAGTCTTTGGAATAATCTACCCAGTTCATCAATTTGTGACTGTAAATTTGTATTTATAGTATTGACATAATTTCTTTCGTTTGTTATTGCTTCATTAATGTATGCCGTCAAATCATTATCTAATTTTTTTAATTTTGCTTCAATTTCAGTAGACAGCTCTAATATTTTTTTATCAACGTAGCCTTGATAATCGCTTTCCCAGTTCGAAACGTATTCAGTCACTTCATTCATCTTAGTTATTAATTGATGAATTATCTGTTGGGTTGATAATGCGTTATCAACCGATAAATTCTGACTGAACATAAAAGGCAAAAGTCTATTCATTATCTCTTCTCCTCTCTTTAATATTTTAGGTAGTAGGAAAAAAAAAATCCTACTACCTTTTAAAATTATTCTGTAACAACAACTGCGTTTCTTTCAATAAGATTGCTGAAATAATCAACGGGAACATCTGATTTCTGTACCTCGTGAACTAAAGCGTTAACACAGAAAAACGGAGAAGTACTAAGTGTCTGCCAGATATGTAAATATCTATTATACGCTCTCGCTGTTGGTAAGTCATTGCCGTTTACTTCATTGTCAGGGTCATCAATTACCCTAAAAAAGTTCTTGTCGCAAATTACGGCGTCAATCGCATAATACTTTTCTGACCCTGTTTTGCCTGTTTTTATATATCCCAAGCCGTCAACCTCTGTAACATTATCAACGTTGAACGCTAATTCGTCTTTATTAAACGCACTTGCTAACGTTGATACTGATAATTTATTTTTAATTTTATATGGTAAAATCAATGCTGTATCATCCTTAGAGCACACTGGTAAAATCTTAGTTGTTGGATTTTTTGCGCCCCAAGGTGAGTTGCTTGCATTTCTAAAATTAAATGAACTTGCTACATCCTTTACAACTTCGATAAAAGCATTTCCAGTTGACTGGTCTGTAACCTCTGTAATCTCAATTGTTTTAATTCCGTCGTTCTGCACTGCTGACTGAATGAGCTGTAGCATAAGTTCATACTCTTCCTGATAATTAGATTGATATAATGTTTCTGTTAAGTCGTTAACAAATTTTTCCAAATCGTCCCAAGACTGCATAGCAAGTTTCATTTCCTTTTCCGAAAAAGTCAAAGGAAAAACTCTCTGTCGGTTAAGTCTATGGAAGCATTCCGCGTATTCCTGCGGATAAAGTTTAAACATCTTAGCCACTCCGTCAGTGGTAAATTCATAATTAAATCCGCTAACTAAACCTTTAGCGATTTCTCTTGTATCAATTCCTAATCCTTTGCCGCCTCTTTTAAATTTAGCAAGTGGATTTTCGAATTTAGCAATTCTATTGATAATTGTTTCGCCGATTACATTTATAAGACCTTTAGCAAATTCGTTTTTTACAGTTGAATACTGTAAAATCGGATTTGACAATGTAACAATCGGGTCACCATCCTGTAATTCTGAGACTTTTTTCTGATAATCTGCACTAGCATTCTGCCTTATATAGTTTGCAATTTTAATTAGATTTAAATCTGCCATTTTTTTTATATCTCCTTTCTAATAATAAATATCCTCAATTTTTATTTCTTCGTGTTCCTTTTCTTCTTTTTTTACACCTTCAGTCACAACTGGTATCATAGCCAACAGCTCTAAATTTTTTGCCTTTAAACTGTTAACCGATTCCTGTAGTTCTTCTTTTTCCTTTTCTAATTTTTCTTTTTCCTTTACAACTTCGTCAATCTCAATTATTGATTCTGCTATGTCTGTTGTAATCTCATCAATAGATTCAAACTGCTTATTTGCTAAATCGTGAATTTTCATTCTGTATCAATCTCCTTTCTTATTTTTTCAAAAAACTTGCTGATTTTTTTAGGGAACACATTCGGATTCATTTTACCCAAATTTTCAATAATTGAAATACACTCCATAACGATTAAATAAGCGCATACAATTTTGAAAATTGAAAATCCGACATTAATTTCTAACATATCCATTGAGTGTTCTGCATATGCTGAAAAAATAACAGCTATGACCTCGGCAATCTTATGAAGTCCGCCTTGTCGCATTTTTGTTGAATTTAGCGACTTCGTAAGGATTGCAAAAATAACACCTGTAACAACGTCTATTATTATTCCTGAAAAAACAGCCAATCCATAATATAGCATATTCTGTAGCTCCTTTCTCTTAAGATAATAATACACTAGCATACTACTTACTTCTTTGTCAACTGTGTATTAAAACGATATTTAATTTTTTCTTTTTTCTTTTTTCTTTGTTTGGGTTGTTTTTTTCCCAAAATAGTAAGTCTAAATTGTTCTAATTTTTTATAATTTTCTTCCATATTTAAAACCCCTTTCGTTTAATAATTTATATGTGTCAATATCGCCATATATAATAGGTTGATTTTTCAGCAAGGATAAATCTAATATAGGATTATGATTTCTAATGTCAGTATCGCATAGCTTATATTTGGGTAAATCCTCTCCCAAGTCTATTGATAATCCATAGTCTGTAAATCTGTCAGACCTTACAAAGTATAGTCTACTATTATATATATCTTGTATGATGTTAAACTCATAGGAATCAAATTTATATTCATTACCTACTTTTTTAAACGTCCTTGTATCATCTACGGAAATTACTATCCTGTATAAAGGCTGATAGTGTTCTCTGAATAAGTCTATATCATCTAATACTTGTAATATCCAATCATTGCTTGATATTACCTCACTTGGTAGTTCGAAAAATTCCAAGCCTGTAACTTGTTCGTTGCCTTTGATTCTTAATAATTTAGGAATATCATTAATATCTTTAGTAATTCTTTCTCCATATTCTACCCCAATTACAGCAGGATTCTCATACTCCCCACTCGCCATATAAGTATAAGTGTGACCCTCTTCCAATCCGAAAGCATTTATCCCAAATAAAGTAAAGTATGGATTTACAGGACTTAAAATGTTACCAATAAAATAAACGTGCACATCATCCCGAAGTCTAACTATGGTAGCTAATAATGATTTAAAGCAGTCTGCTTCGCCAATCTCATAAGAATAACTCGAAGTTAAAGCAAATTCATCAAATATTATATTGCTTACATTTTCATAGTTTATTGATTTATAATTTTGTTCACGCATTACAGGAATAACATAGCCAAGTATCTGTGCTGCTTTTATAAAGTCACTTCTATTTAAGTTCCGTTCCTCATCTAAATATGCGTTATACTCATTTATATAATAAATGTTGCCTTTGTATTCTATGTGTATGTCATATTTATGGAGAGTTTTAACTATTAACTCCGTCCACCAATTAGCTTGATGAAGTGCCTTTAAATCGTCCTTGTATCGACATAATTTAACAAATTGAGTTCCCTTATCATGAAAATCTTGTAGTACTATGTCTCTTTGAGTAGCTGTGGACTTTCCTGTTGTTCTAGTTCCTAATGAAAAAAATATATCAAAATTATAATTCTTTTTCGCATTATCATAGCTGTAATAATTGAATTTTTTATTTTTTGATTTCTTAAATGCGTTGAGTTCGTCTAACGCTTTTTTTAAATTTGCTTTTTTAACCATAATTATTTAACCTCTTTATTCCTAAATCTGCTAATTGTTCTGCATATTCCTTGTCTGTTTGACTTATAGGCTGTTCATCTAAAGTGTCTAAAAAGCTATAATATCCCTTGTCCATTTCATCTTTAATTTTTTGATATTTAGTTTCTTCCTCTATTGCTTTTGGAAAAAGTAAACTTTCAACTATATCAGTGTCTAATTTTGAATATTCTGAAATTAATCTTATCAACTCATTATAATATTCGGCGTTTTTTACGTTGTGCTTTCCTGAAATTCTCATTAACATTACTTTCCTTTTATCCTGTTGCATTTTTTGTAATTTTTCAGGGGGTTGGTGCCAATATCTATACTGGTCAGACTGTTTACTTTCAATCGCTCTTCGTTTTCTTGATACTGTTGACGCTCGCTTTATCTCTCCTTTGTTGAATTTTCTAACCGAGTTAGTATATTCTTTCCATAGCTTTGCTTCTGTTTCTCTCTCTGACTTAGTTGATAATCCCCATTTTTTTTCCTCTCGCCTTAACTTATCCATCAACTGCCTATGTGCTTTTCTTTCCTGTTCATCAATCTTAATCATAAGTTTGCCTTTTTGCTTGTAAAAAAGCTGTCCTGACCGTTTGTCGAACCATTCATTTGACCCTGTTTTTTTTAAATATCTAGTACTTGTTGACTGTGTAACATCAGGATATATTTTATTTTTTTTCTTCATTTTTAAATCTCCTTTCTATTCTATATATAATTCTTTGTTACTATCCAATGTAATTATAGTCTTTGCTGTAAATAAATCATAGTCTTTATTATATAAATTGCAAATTAACTTCGCATATATTCCCCAAGTTTTAGTGTTAAAATCTCTCATAGTAACGTCAACTGATTCAAGAACAACTCCACTAACTACTGATTCGCTGTAATCATCAATTTGCAAATCATAGCGTTCAAATTTATATGTGCTTGCTAATCTTTTTGCTATTTTCCTATCAAATATCGTTCCGTAATGATAACAACTTTCTACCATTTCATCGAACGACTTTCCGTAATAATCGTAAATTTGATTAAATAACATAGTAGCGTTCGGCAATCCTGAAATAGTAGCCTGTAGCAGTTCTTTTCCTTTTTCTACCTTAGTAAATATATATGATTTTGTTCCTAATGATGTAAACTTAGTCGCTGTGAACTCGTGTTCTAAAACTCCAAATCCTAAATATTTGTATTTTCCGAGTGATTCAAGTTGTAATTTATTAAATTCGTCAACTAGCGACTGTACGAACTCACTATATTCAACTTTAATACTATCAGTATCAATGTAATATACATCTATTCCGTTCGCAAGAAAAATATAAGCTATGTATAATATTGAAGCTCTAGCGTATTGAGGAACATATAATCCATATATATAAGATGTTTTATGTTGTTTGTTTAAATAATCGTTTTCAAAATCACTTTGTTCTTCTATATATTCCCAACTTGTATTATCATAAGAGATTTTATCTCTTAATAAATGTTGGGCGTTATCGCCATAAAGTGCGTTAAGGTCAGCTTTTACGTTTTGATACATTTGCTTGGCTGTTGTTTTTTGTGCGTATAAATCTTTTTCAGAGTTTACCATATTTCTAAAAAATTCCTCCTGTATCTCTTTTTTGCTATACTGTTTGTATTCTATAGCGTTTTCCAATAGCGAATTATATACTTTATATTCGGCTTTTTTTCTTCCATTATATTCGACACTATTTAATTTAAATTCGTTAGTAGCTTTATATCGTGTTGCTATTTCCAAATATTCAACATCAACAAGTTTAAATTCATAAAATAAAGATAATGTTAAGTAATCTATGCAAGTAACATACATTCTTATTTTAGGTTGAATTTCTAAAATTTTACCATTGATTATTTTACAGTTGTACATATTTTTTAGTGTTTTGTCTAATTCCTCAATTTTACTTGTGCCAATGGGTTGAAAATCAAACTTCGCCTTTATATCTGATATGATAATAATTGCGTTAAACATATTTCTAAAAGGCTTAGGTCGTATATAATTTAAATGTGTTGATTTATACATACATTGATTTAATTTTTGCTTTTTATCTCCTGTATATTCTACAAATTGACTGGGAAAGATTCGTGTTAACATTTGAAAAGGAAAGTCACTCGAAAAATCAAAACTTCCTAAATTATGGTTAACCTGACCAATATATTTAGGATTTGAATATACTAACCCGCCTTGGAAAAGTTTTTCCCAAAAATCAAGTTGTTCTTTGCTTTTTGCATTTTCCAATCTGCAAAGAAACTTGTTTAATTTTGACAAATTTCCTTTCTTCTTCTCTCCGTGTTTGTTGGTGTAATATTCTGATACATTAATATCAGGATTTTGTTCACAATTGAAACGCATTATTCCAGTTTTTGTAAATGGAATGCTTTCCAAATTAGTGATGTAAGGATTTTTTTTAATTAATCTATACACGGATTTTAGCATAATTTCTACATCTCGGTAGTTATAATCAATTTCTTTCTGTTCCATTTTAGTTAGAGGTGTTCTAAGTTTAGTGTAATTATAATCTAACTTAGGTAGATTCAATTCTTTTCCTAAAGTTTTAATTGACTTATTAAGTAATAAGTAAGAACATCTAAATTGTAAATTATGGCATTGATAATATAAAGGTTTATTTTTTTCTAAAAACATATAACCCTTGTTGTTTAATCTTGTATCAGATTTAAAAAAATCCAAATTGTTGCAAAAGAAACTGTATTCATAAGAAAGATTATGGATATAGCAAAGTCCTGTTAATTCTCTATCCTCCATATATGTATTTAATTCATATAAATAATTATCGAGTTCTTCATAAGTTCGACCGAATTTAAGTTTTGTATATTCCCCTGTAGAACTATCAATACAACTTACACAAAAGGAATACATAAAAGAACATTTTTTAACTATATCATCCGATTCAATATGTTGCATATTGCTTTTTATGTACCATTCATTATTATGTTGAATACATAAATTATTTGCAGAATCATATCCAATAGTACTTGTTTCAATATCCAATCCATAAATATATCTATAAAATGTTACATTCATATATTAGACCCCTTTCTTACTACTCCAATAGTATATCATAATATAACCCATACAACTACACAAAATTACTATTTATATTTGTGCATAATGCCAATGTAGTATTTATATATTTGTATATACATTTTGTAACTATTCGTTAAAGTACATCGGTGCGTGGGGAAATTGACAGAGTGATTTTGT